TCTGGCTATTATCCATGCTCATTGTTTGTAATGCCGACAGCATTTCCTTTGCCTCAGATAATTCAGACTTCAATTTATCAATTTGCGCCTTATGATCCTTTTGCTCCTTTGTCAAAGCCGTAACAGTCTTTGTATTTTGAGCAATTGAAGGCTTAATAGCTTCCAATTGTTGTTTCAAAAGTGTAGTTTCGGCAGAGGATGCGCCACTGGGTACTGCTGTTGTTGAACGTTTCTCAAGTGATTCTAATCTTGATACAATTGTGTCGATGGTATCTCTATCTACAAGAACCATGTTTTCATTTCCTCCATTACTCATGTCTACATTCATACTGGTACCTAAACCACTATTAATCATTTCAAACATTTGGGTTTCCAACTTGCCTAGACGCAATGTAATTAGCGTAACTGCTTGAGGAACAGTCATCTTATTTATTCCAGCAATTCCATTTGATTGCTGAGCATCCAACTGTTGTTGCTGTTGTTGTTGCATTTGTTGCTGTTGTAGTTGCGCGTGTTGACCTGCTAAACGTCCACTGGGAACCTGACCAGATCGTTGACCTTGTCCTTGTCCTTGACTTTGACTAGAAAACAATTGTGACGAATTAATAGACGGTTGAGGACCTCTTCCTGGCGCGGCAGGTTCGGGACCACCAGCGCGTCTTCGTTGTGCTGCTGCTACTGAACGATTTGCACTCATTTAAATATAAACAATATCAATAATATGTTTCTAAATACTTTACGCGACCTTATTGTTTATAATTTATTTACTTTTCTATTTTTTCTATTTTTTCTATTTTTTCTATTTTTCTATTTCTTCTGGATTTCCTGATTTTCTTATGTTTTTTGTTGGTTTTTTTCCGGACTCCTCCTCCACCTCCTATAGGTGGTTGCTTTCTTGACGACACTTTTGTTACTTTGGGCATTATATTAGAGGGTTGTTCTTGGGGTGTATATGACTCATGTACTCTATTTTTGTCTGCTGACGTTTCGTCAAATGTATTTGCTGTATCTCCTGTATCTCCTGTAGATTCTTCCGTTTTATTTGTAAAAAAGTAAGCACCCATCCCAACACTAATAAAACAAGCTACAACGGATAATGTTATAGTATATGGGTTCCATTTATTCATTTTAATTGTCATTTTATATATAAAAATATTTTATATATAAACTCATATTTCTAAGCAACCATTGCTACAACTAAATGTTAATTAAATTTAAAAAATTATTAAATAATATTAATATATTTTATATGAAACCTAATATTAAATCTAAAAAAAATTATAATATTAAAAAGTCAAAGGGAAATCAAAAAACGCAAAAAAAGAATGTAAAACGTGGTGGTGCGATGAAACTCGGTATACCAGGACTTGGTTCAGCAGGAACATGTACAAACACACGAAAGTATAATCCAAGTACTGGAAATTGGGACACACAAGAATGTTATGAAGTAAATGGTAATAAATTTTATAAAACAGTTCAAAATACGAATGCTGTAAATGAACCAATGAATACAAACTCGTGTTGGCCATTTTAATAATTATAAATATGTTGACATAGAATATATTTTTACGCAACCATATCAACCTTTATAGGTTCATGATGTTGATAATTTTCTAAAATAAAATCATCTACATGATAATCATTAATATTATCTTTTACTTCTTTAATTGTTACAGTTGGAAAAGGATAAGGTTCCCTCTGGATTTGTAATTTAGCAGCGTCAATGGCATTTTCATATAAATGACAATTACCCATAAAGTGAACAAATTCATATGCTTCTAGACCACAATGTTTTGCTATTACATGTGTCAATAGCGAATATGATGCGATATTAAAGGGAATTCCTAAAAAAAAATCACAGGACCTCTGGATCATCATACAGCTCAACTTATTGCCATCGTGAACATTAAATTGGCACAAAATGTGGCACGGTGGTAGAGCCATTTCGTCAAGCTGACATGGGTTCCACGCAGTCATAATTAAGCGCCGACTTGTTCGCTGTGCTGGATCCTTAAGAGCATCAATGATTTGTTGTAATTGGTCAACACCACCCTTCACATTATAATATACTTTTTCATTTTCAGGCAAACTTTCAGCATTTTGTTGTTCCTTTTTAGTAATATAAGGCGCATTAAAATGTCTCCATTGTCTGCCATAAATTGGTCCCAATTCATCCACATCATAATGGCTCAGCCCCCTGCTATCTAAAAATTCCCTAGTGGAATTGCCATCCCAAATATGAACACCTTGCTCTTTCAAAAGCTTATTGTCAGTTTCACCACGAATAAACCACAACAACTCTTTTAAGCACGTCTTCCAGGCAGTTTTTTTTGTGGTTAGAATAGGAATTTTACCGTTGGCCAAAGAAAAACGCATGGAATGACCAAATATACTCTTTGTCTTACCATTGCGCCCTTCTTCCCATGTACCCTGATCCAAAATAGTTTTAATTAAATTTAAATACTGATGCTCTTCTAGATTGGTTCCATTAGTTTCATTGGTTCCACTAGTTTCATTACTTTGGTTAATAAAATTACTCATATAACTAAAAAGCGTATATTATTTTTAACTTGTTTTCTACTAATAATTATTTCTTATTATACCCTATATAGGAATATGGAAAGTTTAGAAGAAATATCAAAATCTACAAATGGCAAACCGGGATTCTTTAAACATGTATTTAACTTCAATGATGATTCTAAAAATGAGATGATAAATATAATTCAATATGCAACAATTGCTCTGGTTCCAGTTATAATTTTAAACAAGGCTATGCAACGATTTGTACCGGAAGCCGATGATGAAAAGGGTAGTCCGGAGATTTTAGCAGAAGTTTTGGGTCAAATTTTTGTCATGTTTTTGGGAATACTAATTATTCACAGAATAATCACATTCATTCCGACATATAGTGGTGAAAAATATGCGGATTTCAATGTAACCAGTATAATTTTAGTCATGTTAGTTATAATTCTCAGTCTTCAAACCAAATTAGGTGAAAAGGTGAGTATCATTGTTGATCGTGTTATGGAAGTATGGGAAGGACCCAAGGACACCAAAAAGAAGGGTAAGAAGGGTCAAGGTAGTGTAAAGGTATCACAACCCATTTCTCAAGGTCAGAGTGCCATGAATCAAGCGATGATGTCTTCTCCTGGAACGACTTCAATTAATTCATTGCCTCAGCAACAATCACAACAACAAACGCCGGACTATAACAACATGTATCAGCAAGATAATACACCACTAGTTGGTGCTGCTACTCCAGGAGTGGAAGGATTTGGAGGAGGAGGAGAAATCATGGCGGCAAACGCATTCGGAGGTGGCAGCGCATTTGGTAGCGCTTTCGGCGGAGGCTGGTAAAAGCACCGAATGTGCGACCGTAAAAAAGCACCGAATGTGCGACCGTAAAAAAGCACCGAATGTGCGACCGTAAAAAAGCACTGAAAGTGAGACCGTAAAAAAGCACCGAATGTGCGACCGTAAAAAAGCACCGTAAAAAAAGCACTGAAAGTGAGACCAACAAAAACAAAAACAAAAAATTTTATGTATAATTCATATGATTATACACATAATTATAATTTTCTTCATCGCTTAAACTATAACGATTGTAAATATTATCCATGCTAACACGAGGCGTAATAGTGTCCGGATTTGATGACGATGGTGATCTAGATGTTACCGACACATTTTTGTTATCCATGGTTTGATAATTATTTATATTATCAAGATCATCTGAACAACAAGAAAAACAAGTACAACAACAAATATAATTAAAAATTTTATATATAAATTTAAATGTCATCTGCTTAAATAATATTATAATTAAATAATATTTAAACTTATTTAATTATATAAAAATAATGAGTAAAAAATTAGATATTGATAAATTATCAACAGCATTAGATAATAATACAAATGAAAACATAATTAACATGTCAACACGGAAAATTATGGAATTAAATCTAAAAATTCTAAAAGAATTAATGTTAGATCGCGATACAATAATCGAATATTTAAGAAAATTAAAAGGTTACAGATACATTGATGAATTAAGTGATCTAAAGTATGGTTCATTTATTCGATGGATGCCAATTATAGATCCAACCAATCTAACATTAAATCAATGTGGTATAATTTGCGATATAAAAATAACGGATAATGGTGTTATAATTGTTTGTAAGAATTTCTTACATCGTCATTATACATTTAAAATGGATGAAGTATTGATTTTTCAAAAGCTTACTCCACAGGAAAATGTAATTATAAGTGCGATAGATTATTTAGAAACTGAACCCAAGCAAAAAGGGAGTGATTCAAAAAATAAAGAAGATAATGATGATAATGATGATAATGATGATAATGAAGAAGATGAAGAAGAAGAAGATGATGAAGAAGATGATCAAAATAATTACAATAATAATAGTGTTATTAGGAAAAAATAAATATGCCAATTATTTATTTATCTTCATTTTAGGAATGTCCTTAAATAGTCCAGGAATAAATTTTCCCATTTTAATTGTAGTCATTTCATTAAGTGTCAATGGTTTCCTGGCATGATGTGTTTTCCTTCTTCTAGTAAAATGGGTTACACATTTGTATCCCTTCCCATTTTTAATACATACCCTATGAGTTATTTTACGAGAGCCGTGGTGTTTATGTTGAGTATTTGAGTATTTAAAGGTCTTTAAATTCATTATTATATACTATATTTAGAAAACATAATAATCTGTAGGGAAATTTAATATTTTTATATTTTATATACAATGGCAATAGATAAGCATTTCATAATTAATTTACTTCACGTATTAATAGTTGGTACATTATTTTTATATGTTGGTATCAAATCTACATCGATCCCAGCCATAATGTTCCCATTTTTGCTAGGATTAGGCTCATTCATAATAGCATATCATTCTTATTTAGCATACAAAAAATATACCCTAGGTACCAGCGGTTGGATTAATTATATTCATATATTCATTATAGGTCCTTTGTTAGTATATATTGGTTACAATAAGGACGAAACATCTCGTAAATATTTTGAGCTATTAATAATGCTTGGTATGGCTGCAATTGGTTATCATGGTTATTATTTGTTTGCATAAGCATTAATATGATTTATATTTTTATAAAATATAATTTATATTATAATTTATATTATAAATTATATTATAATTTATTTTTTATAAATTATTTTTATATTGCGTTAAAATATAAATGAGTACAGGAAATATCAGAACCCCAAGACTTTCTGCCAGTGGAGGTCGAACAATAATGTCCATGATTGCGAATACCGACTCTGGTGCCGGTTCAGTAAGGCGAATTTATAGTTATTACGCTTCGCAAAATCAAACAACTGCTGGGTTTTACAAGAACGTATTTGGAATATATCGTGGTCAATTTAAAAATCGTTTCAATCAATTTATAAGTCGACAATAAGTTAAGTTATAATAAGTTAAGTTAAAAATACATAACAAGATTTAAATTTGTATACAACATACCTAGAGTTGTATACAAACAATTATATCATTCTTTCTCAAATAGCTGAATTAATCCATGTTTTTGTTAGTACTCGCTTTACACTATCAAGAGCGCCTTCAGTCCATCCTTGATTGGCAGCAACAACTTCCCCTACAACAAGCATATTTGGCATTGGATGTTGTGCTTTGTCAATGAATTCCTCTCTCAACGTATGATTTAAAGGTGTATAATAGTGTGTTCCCACTGGCCAATAAAAATCCAAAAGTGCTGTTATTTTCAATGTATTTTTTGGAATATCCAATGTTTCTTCTAACAAGTCACAAAAGAATTGTCGATTTTTACTATTATTCTCCAAATGATCTTTTAACATCTCAGCACTCTTATTATCAGAATAAGCAATCATATAGACACCATTTTCAATAGACATGGGAATAATCTTCTGTAATGGTCCCATTACAACCGTATATGTTGGAACAAATTGCTTCATAATGTCGGCCGATTTTTTGGGGAATTTCGCATACAATCGTAAAAATGGTTGAGGTTTTATTTTATTATATATTTTGAATTGTGGTAACAATTTATGTATACTCGTTATGGTTGTGGCAATTATAACCTTTCCACAGGTATAATTGTTACCCTTTTCGGTAATTATTTCAAATCCACCTTCTTTATTAGGAACAATACTAACAACATTGTTTGATGATCGTACATGTTCTGAACCAATAACTGTAACCAATTTCTGTATTAATTGATGCCAAGGGATACTTAATCCAGTCCAACCAGAATTATTATCATCCATTCCATATTTGTAAAGTGTTTGGTAAACATCTTCATTTTCATAATCCGTATATCCACTTGTTGTAATAAATTGTTTATAACGGCGATCACCCAAATAGGGTTTGGCAAAGTTTTTAAATGTTGTAACCGGATTATTCTGCTTTTTATATTCCTTGCGAAGATCTCTTATAACCGAAGGAATTGACATTGTTTCATTATTACCAGACAACAACATTTCATAATTTATGTTAACAGGAAACTCGGTATATTTAATATTTAATTTATCAAGCAAATGAACTAACAAATGATCTTTTTCCTTGCGCCCAATACCAGCACCCGTAACTACAGTTGTACCATAAAATTCCTCGTTATTGAGCCTTCCGCCAATCCACTGCTTCTTGTATTTTTCCAAGACCAAAAAGGATGTCTGATGAGCCATTTGTTTGATATTAAATGCGCTATATAGACCCGCAATACCTGATCCAATAATTATAATATCGTAATAATTCGTACTCATGTTATTGTATTATAAACTAAATTATCTTAATATATTATTTTTTGATAGTATGTCTAAATTTAACTGTTCGGTTTTGTTTACATTTGAACTTACCCCGAGTAAATCCCTTATTATTAAATATAGTTTTTGTACAAATGCCTATAGCCCGTGCTTCTGATGCTGATCCAGAGACATTTGTTTTAATATTTTTATTTTTGGTGCCAGTTTTCTTCTGAACGGTTTTAATACATTTACATAATTTTTCAGATATGATCCCCTCTGCCTTTGTCTTAAGTAATCGTTTTGATTTGGGTATTGATAGTTTATAAAAAGTTAAAATGTCTATATAGTCTTTATTTGTTAGTTCAGTAGACATATATCTATTATTAATACCAAATATTTTATTTTTGGTTTTTTTATATCACAATATATAGTATGACGTGTAATCCCAAAATAGTTGTATTTGATTTAGATGAAACACTAGGTTATTTTTCAGAATTTGGAATGTTTTGGGATGCTTTAAAAGGATATATAAAACACAAACACATTGATTTTGTCATGAATCAAGAATTTTTTGATAAAACGCTTGATTTATATCCCGAATTTTTGCGACCCAATATAATTAATATCCTAAGCTATTTAAAGCAGACAAAACGTTCAAAACACTGTTACAAACTGATGATTTATACAAACAATCAAGGGCCTTACGAATGGACGGTTCAAATAAAAACATATTTTGAAAATAAAATTAATTACAAATTATTTGATCAAATAATTGCAGCGTTCAAAGTCAATGGCAAGCAAGTCGAGCTCTGTAGGACAACAAATATGAAAACCCATTCCGATTTTATAAAATGTACTAAAATACCCGAAAATGCCGATATTTGTTTTATAGATGACCTGTATCATCCTGGAATGAAAAATGACAAAATATATTATATAAATATAAAAGCATACGAACACAATTTGCCGTTTTCTATGATTGTTGATCGGTTTATTAACAGCCATCTTTTAGCAGTGGATGGTAACATTGATACTTCATCAATGAAGGCTTATATGTTAGCCTTCATGAAAAAATACGCCTACATATATGTAGATAAGGATCCAAAAGAGCACTCGGTGGACAAAATCATATCCAAAAAAATATTACATCATCTTCAAATGTTTTTTAATAAGACTCATTCTACAACAAGACGTGCCTCGCAGACCAAAGGCAAAAAAAAGACTAAAACCTTAAAAAAAGGATCTGATTTCTTTTAGATAATATAATACAACACTATCAAATGCGGTTGTAGCCATTAAAAATATGCCAGCATTAAACGCAATCTTTGCGTCAAGTCTAGTAAATTTAACACGTCTAAATGGATTAAAACGCCATACAAGAAATAACCCAATATATAATTTGACATAATATTGTAATTTATTTAGGTATTCAGGAGCATTTACCGAAACACCCAATACAATTATAAAATATAGAAAATATGTTAGAAATGATGCCAAATCAAACAGTTGTTCTTGGAATGTATGTATATCCTTTGAGAAAAGCATTTTATATATTTAATGAATATAAAAGTATTTATTTGTAAAATGTACAACTGGTAACTATAACTATAACTATAATTATAACTATAACTATAATTATAACTATAACTATAATTATATAATATACTACAATATACTACAATATAGTATAAAATATAGTATATTATATTATACTATATGGCAAGTCCTCTTAAGTTTTCATCAAATATTATAATGCACCAATGTTTTGTTAGTTCATTTATTTCCAAATATTCAACCAAAATAGGATACGTTTGTTCTAAAAATATATTGGATGCTAACTGTGATACTTGTATTATAATTATGCCTGGTCTTTCTGGGTTTGCTATACCATTTGTAGAATGGTTTTTTGATTTACATAACAGTAATACATGTATTGTATCATTTGATTATAGAGGGTTTGGACTATCTGAATATGATGACAGTAAAAATATTGTATATGATGGAATTAACATTAATACCATATCAGTTGATTTGTATAATTTATATTCACTATTAAAATTACAGAATAAAAACCTTTTTATTTTAGGACATTCATTTGGTAATTTAGTTGCTTATAATTTTCTTAATAACTTTAACATAAGTAACCTATATGGATTTATTCAAATTGAAGAATCTCTAATGAATGTTTCACAAATAAATGCGACAGATACAACCTATCCCAAAATATCATCTTTTAGTTGGAATAATGTTGAAAAATGGGTAAGCCAATACCAAACTTATTCACCTACAAATGGTTATAATTTAGTTAATTCAACATTATTGGAACAATTTGTAATACCTGGATTTGCCAAGACAAAACGCGAATTAAATACATGGATGAAATATACTACAAATATTAATGGAAATATATTAGGTTTTTTGTTTAAGGATGCCATGATGGTAGATTATACATATATGGTAAATGCTATTTTTGTAAAAAAAAATATACCCATGTTTATTTATTCTGGTGCGGGAAGTATTGTGCCAAGTGATACTCAAATATGGATATATAACAAGGTCAGTAATAATAAATTATCAAAATTGTTATTAATTTCAGAAAGAAATGGTGGTTACCATGTGCCATTTTTACCTACATCAATCGCAAAAAAGACTCTCTTTCAAAATATACACAAATATATAAAAAATATAAATGATAGTTTTTTGAATATTGACAATACTTTATATTCTTACCAAACTAAAATGTTACAAAAGAGGGGTAAGGGCGAAAAAAAACACAAAACAAAAAAAATGAGTAAAATAAAAAAAGGACATCAAACAAAAATAATGGGGCGTAAACGAAAATAAAGAGCAACTATCAAAATGTCAAAATATAAAAAATTTGTATTTAGCGCATTATAATAAACTGTAAACAATAGATAATAAACAATGGATATAATAAACTTTGTTTTATTAAACTGTAATCAATGAATAAAATATAAAATTTAAATATATAAATATATAAATAATGAACGAACTTGATTATAATGATGGACCTGCGTCGCATAAAGCCAATGTAATGAATTCTCGAGCATATAATCGAAATATACCAAGTCAGCCTTTACAGCCCTATTTAGATGCTCGATCAGTTTCAACAAAGTATGCTACCTTACCTGTCATTGATTTAAGAAAACAGATCAATGTACCATTGAAGCAAGAGCCGACATATAATCCATCTCAAATATTTAATCCGGGAAATGATTTTGGCCCATGGTCTGGGTTTTCATCCAATGTGAATCGAGAATCCGAATTACGAGGTCAAGTATGTGCTATTCAAGAATGCCCTCAATCATTTTATGTACCATCAAGTCAAAGTGATTTATACAAATACAAGTGGCAAAATAATAATAAGGTATCTCAACCATTTCCCAATTTATTTAAAGATGAGAAGTTCAACATGTTTAATCCGAATTCAAACCCGGAACAAATTGGCTTTGGGCTATTTAACAATGCCACAAGACAACAAATAAAGGACCTAACTCAACCGACAACAGTACAACCAATTCAACAAAAACAACAAACGCAACCAAATCAAAAACAACCAAATCAACAACAACCCAATCAACAAAAACAAACAAATCAACAACAAACAAATCAACAACAAACAAATCAACAAAAACAAACAAATCAACAACAAACAAATCAACAAAAACAATAATTATAAATTATTAATTATAAATTAATATATCAATATATCAATATATTAATATAAGTATGTCAGATGATCTAGTAAATCGTATCACATTAGATTATTTAATTAGTAAACAACAATTACAAAAATTAAATAAGCATATTAAGCAAAAAGAAACAGATACATTAAAAACAGATAAAGATGTGTTTAAAGAACAAATTAGTGAATTATTTACTAAAATGATGAATGATGAAATACCAGATAATTTGTTACAAGAAGTAAAAAATAGTTTTACATATTTTATTGAAAAAAGCATTTATTATTTAAAATTACAGGAACAAGAAATTAAATCCTTAACTGAGGCACAGTCCAAGGGACATTCCGAAGAACATTCTGAAGAACATTCTGAAGAACATTCTGAAGAACATTCTGAAGAACATTCTGAAGAACATTCTGAAGAACATTCTGAAGAACATTCCGAAGTGGAAGATGCTGATGAATATGGGAACGAAGAAGACGAAGACGAAGAAGACGAAGTTCAGATAAAACCTCCCCCACAAAAGGTATTCAGGAAAAAAAATACTCAACCCCATACAGACGGTGTTGATAATATTCAACGTTTACCACTAGACTGGTTTACAAATATGCGCCATAATTATAAACAAAACCAAGTTATTCATAGTAAAAAAGATAATACAGCACCCCCAACAAATAATAAAAAATAAAAAAAGAAAAATATTACTAATTTATATGAGGACAACAAAACATAAAAGAAAAAATAAAAATAAAGATAAAGATAAACAACACAAATATTCTAGAAGAAAACATAAGAAAAATAACAAACATAAACAACCACAACCACAACAACTACAAAAACAAGGACAACAACAAGAACAAACACAGACAAATATTAAGCCATTTGTCAAATTAAATTGTAGCCCAAAAAATAAGAATGAAGTAAAAGAGTATACATGTTATACTGACAACGATCTCCAAAAACTTCGGGATATGTGGAATGCCAGGCATCCTGATAAACCAATTAATACAAATGATTCCAAGGAAATATGGAATATGCTTAAAAATTATTACGCAAATATTTGTAACAAAGAATCATGTTGGATCAGACAAATGACAAAGGGTACTAAAATGGAGGACGAATTATTAGATTCATTTTCTCCACAATCTCCAATAGGGTGGAAAAAAAACCCCAATGAATGGCTATCTAGTATTGATATTATTGAAGTCATGAATCAGTATGAAAAAACATACAAATGTTTTAATTTTATTGGTCCATCGCCAATTGATTATGATACCCATAAATTGTATGGAGAATGTGTTTGGGAAGAATTATGTCACTTCAATTTGGGAGACCATATTAAAAAAGGAAAACGTAAAATTGGTGTCATATTTAATACAGATCCGCATACAAAAGGGGGCGAACATTGGATATCCTTGTTTATTAATGTTGATAAAGGTACCATATTTTTCTTTGATAGTGCCGGAAATAAAATACCAAACCAAATAATGAAATTTGTAAATACAGTAACTGAACAAGGTCGTTTATTACATCCACAACCAATTAATTTTAAATTTGATCAAAACTATCCAGTTGAACATCAATATCAAAATACAGAATGTGGCGTGTATTCCTTATTTTTCATTATACATATGTTAGAAGATAAGATAACCGGACACTATTTAAAAACTCATATTTTGAAAGATAAATACATGTCACAATTTAGAAAGATTTATTTTAATGATGATCTATAAATCAAAATATAGAATAAATAAAATAATAACATAAAAAATTCAGCTATTATTTTATATTATGAACACCGCCGGCAATTTACAACATTTTACTACAAAGAAAAACATAGGCATGTTATGGGAAGTTTTATTAGATGAGCTCAAAGTAACACCTGATAATACGGTTTTTGTAACCAATATTAGAACAATATTTGACAGCAATATAAATATTTTTGTATCCAAAGTTAATCCGAATTCTGGACTAATGAATATGAATAAATTATTTTTAAGTCAAGTGCTTGTTGCTGTAAATCGTCTAATGCCTAATTTTTCACAAGAACAACCTGTAAAATTAATAAACATCAGTGATGAAATAATCAGCAATGAACCCTATACAGTTGAAGATATACACAGTGCTAGACAGAGTGATTTTGAAAAACAAGTAAATAAACGTCGAAACGAGTTTGAAACCCTTGTAAATGCAAGAAAACCCCAAGAGCTTGATTTTTCAGATAAAACTGAAAATAATAAAATTAAGGAAATGGAAGCGCTTATTGCTGAGACGGTTGCTAAGCGCAAATTTGATATTGAACAGATACCATTTGTTCAAACACAATCATCAGATGACTGGTTGAATTCATCACATACATCATTAAGATCTGAAAAACAATCATTACAGACAAGCCCTAAAAAGGTTTCATTTAATGAAACCAATAATGTGACAATGATTATAGAAGACGTGAACATAAATAATAATATTCCTCCCAATATATTTAATAAACTTAAGAAAATTGAGGGACCTCCTCAGGCGCAAAATCAAATCGCATCGCAAAATCAAATCGCATCGCAAAATCAAATCGCTTCGCAAAATCAAATCGCTTCGCAAAATCAAATCGCTTCGCAAAACCTTACAGAAATTCAATCTCAACTTAACGAAATGAATAATAAAATAGACAAATTATTTAATATGTTGGAACATTTTTCACAACATAATAATGAAAGATTATTTACACCCGATCACGAATAATTTCATAGTTCCCTTCACGTGTCTTAATAAGCTTACCTAATAATTCAGGTCTAAATCCTGGAATACGCTGTGCTTGTATAACACTATCATAATCATATACTTGATTGGTATCAACTCGCAACATAAATTGTTTGCCATGTCTATCTTTAAATGGTCTTGCTTCCCAGTCAATTGAAACACGATTAATTGCGGCAGTTGCGTCATTTTGATCATTAAAAATGTCAGGATTAAAAGAGAAATCCTTTGTAGACGGCTGACCAAATGATAAGCAAACAAGTCCCTCCTTTGTATTGGATTTAGTATATGTGGCACAATCAATCGATGCTTCTTTAATACCAGTTAATAATTGCGAAGACAATTTCTCTTTAATTGTAGAAATTTCATACAATTTCTCATCTGTAGTTTGAACCGGATAAGGCGCCAATTTACTTCTATCTTGTGCCTTCAGTCTCAATTCAATGGCTCCCTCACTTTCTATTTGTTTTTCTGTAAAAACCATTATATAAACAAAGACCTCAACTGTTTGAAGTTCAATTGGCAAATCTTTGTGACTACAAATACGTCTGGCACGACCAATTACTTGCTCAACTCTTACAGGATGCCAATAGGGCTCCATAATATGAACATAGCGCGTGTTACGCAAATTAATACCTTCAGACCCCGCGGATGTAATCATGAGTACCTTTATGATTTCACCCAAATTATTATTCGCACTTTTGCGTCTTAATTGATCAGCAATATTATTCGGAATATTTTCCCAGGAACCATTATAAATATTACGCAGAATTTCTCTTTCATCTGCCTCTTCAGTTCCTGTATATAACGCATAGGTTGGCTTACCCATTTCCTCCTCACTCATATTTATTTCCCAACTGTCAATACCAGTCTTCTTGATCTTAAAGTGAGCAAACCCATTTGCTTCTAATACAAGCGCAAATATACCAATTCCTTCCATTGATCTAAACTGACTGTATACCAGATTAAGACCACGATTATCTGGACTGTTAATATTGTCTAACATACTTAGAAATTTAGGGCTGTATATTTCTAATTTTTCAGGAGTTAAGAATTCAGACTTGTATTTTTTTAATATTGCTAATGCGGTGGCTATTCCGGATTTATAATCAGCATCGCCCATGGTTTCCAATAATTCATCACCTTCTAATTCTTCCAATTCTCGATCCTTAGCATCAATATCCTTTATTCCTTCAATATTGATAATATCCTCTTCGTCTCTTAGTTCATCTCCTTCCTTTTCTTCTTCCTCTTCCATTTCTCTTTCTCTTTCTTTTTCTTCTGGTTCGCGTAATAATTTATCCAACTCGGTTGCTCCAAAACGTTTGGATCCGGCAAAATATATATCATTTCCATAGTTTAAGTCAGAGTCCGAGTCAGAGTCAGAGTCAGAGTCCGAGTCAGAGTCAGTGTCAGTGTCAGAGTCAGAGTCCGAGTCAGTGTCAGAATCAGAATCCGATTCATCTGCTCCACCCTTTTTGCTCTTTTTCAAAAGTTTTGCTTCAGCCTTTTGCCTCTCCTTTTCAGCCTTTTCTTCAGCCTTTTGTCTCTCCTTTTCAGCCTTTTCTTCAGCCTTTTGTCTCTCCTTTTCAGCCTTTTGTATTTCCTTTTGTTCCTTCTCTAGCATTTTTAATTGCTCTAGTTCTCTTCCTATTTTTGCCTTTTCTTCTGCTTTTTGAATGACCTTTTGTTCCTTTTCTAGTGCTTTTTTAGCCTCAGCATCCGCCTTTTCTAATGCTTTCCTGGCAACCGCCAATTCTTTTTCTGCCTTTTTATTTTTAGGAGGAGGTACAACATCCTTTTCAAAAGCTATATCTACATCTCTTATACCTGTAACCTTTTCAACAGGATCTTCGGGGCCCTGTTCAATCATTTTGGCAGTAAACTTTCTAAAATTCTTAGGAATTGGGCGACCAGGAGGTGTTGGCATCACAAAATTACAAGCTAAGCGTGAAAAAATACGATATGTAGAAGTGGGTTCTTTAAATGTTCCATTCATATCAACGGGTCCCTTATTTTTTTGAACTTTTTCACTTTTTCTTTCTTCATGTCTATATTCTTCATATTTATTAAACTGATAATCGCTCATAGGAATATAAACAACATGTTTGTCAAAATTCTTGTCATAGCGCGGTAAAAGCTCCTCTTGAGCACTTCTAAAATAAGATGTTAATCCAATGATACGTCTTTTAAATTTCTCAATATTGGTAATATTACCAGTTTTATCATCAATAAACATATTTTTAAACTCATCTAATGTGTCTGGAAGAGCAGTATATACTTCATTTCTTATACCAGTCTTATTAATAGTAATATTATTCTGACTTAATTTTGCTTCAATCGATCTTAAAAAATCACCATCACTCATAATACCATAATGATTTACTGATATTTTGCCATTTCCTTTCTTCTCATTGCTTACACCCTGATATCCATTGGGTCCACTTACATTTTCAAACCCCAATGGATTTCTTGTTATGGTAAGAATTTTTGAACTCGGATTGTAATTAATATAATCCATATTGCGATTATTTAAAATAGATGAAATCGTTTCATTAGACAACTTTTGATTGCCTTCAGTAGTTAATGGTAAATGCCAGGTTTTTATATATCCTCTCAAAATATTGAAAAGTATTCCAATTTCATTTGGATAATTAATAATAGGAGTACCAGTTAACAGCACAACACGGCAATTATCTGCTCTCATTAAATAATCATACATTTGTATTGCCAACGGCTCAGCAGCCAATGTATTGGTATCATTTTTTTTCCTTTCAATAAATTTATTTATCTTATTTATTTTATTTACAATCCTACTTATTAAATTATGGGCTTCATCAATGATCACAATTGAATTATCAAAAATATTATTTTTAAAATCATTTGTCATTTGTTTGAAACTATTTCTACGCAATCCATTATAATTTATAAAACGATATTTTTGCCGTATCATCTCATCAAGTTGATCATTTAAACTCTTTTTATCGGAGGTCGATAATTCACTGTAGTTGTTTGGTTTTGTAACATTTGTTAACCATGCGCCTTTTTTCCGCCGAATATATTCAACTGTTTGAAATCCTAATGCGGATGATAATGCGTTTAAATATTCAGGATGTTCTTCAATTGAAATCCATTCCCAAAATTGATTTTTTCTATAAATAAGATCACCGCATTTCTTAATTTCCTCCAAATAGTTGCGTCTTAAAGATGCCGGGGTCATTATAATCACTTGCTTACCTCCACTCTTAATACCCTCAGCAATCGCAATTGAACTACATGTCTTACCTGATCCTAAACCATGATACAATAATAGACCTCTATATGGCGAATATAAATTAATATAATCTCGTACAATTTTCTGATGAGTTAATAGTCCAATTTCTCCTGTATCTTTTCCAATATCCTCGCATGAAATATTTTTACTTTCATCTTGTAGATCTGCTTTGTATTCACCAAAAAGACCATTCACAAAATTTACAAATATTTCGCGATTATTCATATAGTAACTGGATGCCGCAACTACATATTCCGGTGGTAAAGGCAGACGTGTTAATAGAGCAGTATCGCCAATTGTAATATTTGCTTGTGGACCCAAAGGAATGACATTTGTGGGTATTCTTTTAGTAACAACACGCATTTTTCGTGGGTTAACGATAGATCCCTCCCTTTCAATACCTTCTTCCATTTCCATTTCTCTTTCTCTTTCTTCTTCTCGTCTTATGTCTCGTCCTTTTTCTCCTAATAAATCTGCCAGTCTAGGCCCACCTTCCGGTAATAACTCGACGTTTTCTTCAATATCCTCTCGTAAGCCGACCTTGCCTTTAAGTTTTGAAATATTTGCGCTCTTGGGTTCAAATACCGCCGATTTAGTCTCCATAATGGCCACATTTGGTTGAGCAAACTTATTGAACACATTTATCATTTTATGTTTTCGCATAGCCTCCAAAGCATCCAATGCTATTTTACCATTATCAATGTCCTTTTCCATGGTTATTTGGGGTAATGCGGAGCCCTCTCCTTCTTCCTTTTTTGTAACAAGAACTACTTTTAATCCCTCATTCCCACTGACATTATCTTTTTTTCTAAGCATTGTCTTTAATGTTTCTAAAGTATTCATGACTTATATAAAATCAATATATAAATTTTTACATATTTGCCTCAAATTATTCACTATCATCACTATCACTACTATTGTTGCCGGTGTATTTATCATTTGTAACATTACTGATTAAACTTGTGGAAAATTCTTGTTCATTTTCATTTCCTAATCCAATATCATTGTTTTGTTTGATAAAATCAATTGCCGACATACATGCAGCCTGTTCAGCCTTTCGTTTGATCTTATGTTGCCCCTCACCCATAAATACAAACACTTTACCATATTTAGAATAATGTTCTTGTATAGCCTTAAATGTTTTGATCTCTGTAATTCGTATAGCATCCGACTGTTTTGTATTATGTATTTGCTGTCCCAGGCACAAGTAGACGCCCATTCTAAATCCATCTTCAACATCATGATTTATTTCCACATAATGGGGCGTCACTTTAAACTCCTTTTGGATCTTTACTTGTAAAATATTCTTGTAATTGTCATCATTTTGTATTAACTCGATCCAATTCACATGCTTCTTAAATACATTTTCAATGAATTTTTGCGCCATTTGAAATCCCGGACCGCTAGAAAAGAAATTATTAAACCAACCTTCTTCATCCTTAATACCCATCTTGTTGTAATCATGAAACAATGCGCCGACAAATGCCTCAAATAAACACCCAAGTTTCTTCAAATTAGTGCGTATCTTCTTCTCCTCTGCGTTCCTTGAAATAATTAACCACTTATGAAGACCCATTTCGTACGCAATTTTGCCGATGTTTTCATTCTTTACAATGGCAATCTTCTTTTCTGTCATGAAACCCTCGTCCTCTTTGGGAAACCGACGGTACAATTCATATTTTGTAGTAAGCTCCAATACACCGTCTCCAATGTACTCTAGACGTTCATTGGACTTGCTACTGAGAGGCAAACAATCATCCGGCTTCTCGACGATCGTAATATTCTGTAACAAGTTCTCAAAGTGGGGTCTTTTTGTGTATGATCGATGAATAAATGCGCGCCGATAAAACTCCATATTGTGGACTTTAGTTGGCAGGCCATATCGTGTGAGAATAGATTGAACGTCGCTCAATGTAATCTCAGTATTCAATGGATTATAAGGATTGAAAATTAGACCATCTTCGGTCTTGATAATATCGTCGTCTAGTTTCAAGTCTTGTGTCGTCATTTTACTTTAAATAATATGGTGTCAAATCTTTAAGCTGTTTTGGAATATGTATTGTGTCGAATTATATACGAACTAACTTAAAGACATCGGTCTATAATATACATAGTTGCCTATCTATGGATGTCAAAGAAGAATGGATACTAATAGATAATTATGATAATTACGAAGTCAGCACTTTAGGCAATGTACGTAATAGTAAGACGGGTCGGATCTTAAAATTGACATGTAAGGGTGGATATTTATTTACTGGTTTATGTCAGAATAGTAATAGTAAAACCTTACCGGTTCATCGACTAGTTGCTTTAGCATTTATAGATAATCCTGAAAATAAACCACAAGTAAATCATAAGGATAAAAACAGGTCTAATAATAATGTGTCTAATTTAGAATGGTCTACTGCCTCAGAAAATAGCATACATCGAAGTATTAATGTAGTACAAACAACCAATCAGCAAGTGAAAGTTTGGCGCATTGATTTAAATACAAATGAACAATTAGAGTTATATGATTCCATTTATTTAGCAGCACAATGGATTGTTATCAATAATAATAAATTATGTATAGACACGGTTAAAAGTAGTATTAGTTGCGCTTCCAGAGGTCTATATAAATCATCATTTGGCTACAAATGGGCAATATATGATTATGCTGATTTAGATCATGAGTTATGGAAGCCCGTTACAATTAATGGACAAACATATGTCAATTATTTTGTTTCTAATTTAGGCAGATTTAAAAATTACAAGGGGGTAATAATGGAAAATTATAAACCACATCATACTGGTTATATATATGTTAGAGTTGATTTAAACAAACATGCTTTACACAGAATCATTGCATCAACATTTGTTGCCAATTTGGAACCAGAAATAAACAATGTAGTCAATCATATTGATGGGAATAAATTAAACAATTCGTCTGTTAATTTAGAATGGACAACTATTAAGGGAAATAATATTCATAATCATAAATCCGGATTTGTTAAATATTATAATAGAAAAATCGCACAATATGATTTAGAAATGAATAAAATTAAAGAATTTGCTTCTATTGTGGAAGCTGAAACAGAATTAAAAATCTCAACAATTAAGAAAGTTTTATATAATAATCAAAAAACAGCAGGTGGGTTTATTTTCAAATATTTAGACTAGTGTTTTTGATTTTAAAATAAAATGTTTTTGTATTATATATCATGGTTTTAATGAATGCCGCAAAAGCTGCTCGAAATCAAGCATCACTAATCAATCGTTTTACGTGTGGCGGCCCAAAGAAGGGTGGCCTAGCGCCCTCTATTGGTCCCTACGGCTCCAATCTGCCTCTGCGTGGTGCGACACAAAGTCAATTTGGATTAGTCTGCACAGGAAACTTCTCCAATCCTTCTCAAAGTGCGTTGAGAGCTATTAGACGATATTAAGTCAATTAATAACGTATTTAGCAATTAAGTATATTGACAAAAAATAATTTAATAAGATACTTATTAAATTATTAATAATGATTGTAAAAATTGATACAAGAGAACATGAATTAATTAAGAAATGTGAAAATTTGTTAGTTGCTGTACCGGCATTTAAGGATTTAAAGATTGAAGTAAAACCATTGCCTTTAGGCGACATTATTATTAGTGACGGCCAAATTGATAACATTATAGTGGAACGCAAATCATTATCGGATTTGGCCTCAAGCATAAAAGATGGTCGCTATGAGGAGCAATCTTATCGACTTAATGGATTGGATCATCCAAATCACAATATTATTTATTTGATTGAAGGAGATTTAGCAAAATTCAATTCATTTAAGGAACGCATTGACAAGCAGACAATTTACTCGGCAATGTTATCCATTAACTATTACAAAGGTTTCTCATTAATGCGCTCTACAAGTATGGATGAGACCGCATTTATTGTATGTAACATGGCATATAAAATAGGCAAAGATCTAACAAAAAAACCTTATTTTAGCAAAAACATTAATACAAATAATACTGATACAAATACAAATACTGATATACAATCGGATGCTGTGGTAACTGTTAGTAGTGAACCTATCAATAATATATCAGCAAAGGACTACTGTTCTGTAATTAAAAAAGTTAAGAAAGACAATATCACTGAAGATAACATCGGTGAAATTATGTTATGCCAAATACCAGGCATTAGTTCAATATCCGCAATAGCAATTATGGCAACATATAAAAATTTACCAAACCTTGTACGCTGTATTCAAGACGATCCCCAGTGCTTACATGGAATAAGTACAACCGACGCAAATGGAAAATCAAGAAAAATAAGCAAAACAACAGTTGCCACTATTGTTAAATATCTAGGAATTAAAACCTAATATATATAAATGAAGGAGGATTATTTAGTGTATTTAGGATTAGGCATATTTGCTTTTATATTAATTATGTTGGTATTAAATAGTAATTTTACAAATAAATCTAAAACAGTCGAAAACCTGGAAAATATGGATGACACTTCTAAATCAAATTTAGCTGGAAATGCGGTAGCACATTTGGCACGTCTAAAAAAAGCAAATGAGGATTTAAACAATACATTATTATTGGATAATGAAAATCCCAATTATAAAGAAACATATGAGAATATGATAGTTGAATTAGACAAATATATTGATAATAAAAGCACACAGTTAATGGCACAGATTGATCTTTCAGAAAATGACGCAAATATTATTACAAAAATGTCAGATATCAACATATTAACTCAATTTAAAACATCCCTGAATCGTACAGCAGATTATCTAACAAATCACTCAAATTAAATTATTAAATTATTAATTATGGTAACATAATACTAACTTCATTATCTTTATAATATCCAGAATCAACTAATGCTTGTGTATATTTATTTCCTCCCCAATTGGGATCCATGGGATTATCACTATATAATAAATTCGCATCTGAATTCTTAATTTGATCTAAAGGTGTTAGTGCTCCCACATAATAAGATGATTGATCAAATGCCGGATAGCCATTTTTATTATAAGCACCATCTGCTTGCGTAGCATCGACTAGTTTTGTAAATTTAAGAGGTAATGGCACTGGTGTAGTCGGAGGTAGCCCACCTTGTGGTTCCGTGGTACTAGGTCTGACCTTATAAACCTTATTGCCTTGAATATCATACGTATTTTGAACATACAATACAGGGCACCGAATTCCTGCCCCGCGTTGCCAATCCAGAAACTCAGTATACTCTTCTAAATTGTTAAATTCAATAGGATTAACACCGGGAACCTGAGCTATTTTGGAATTATATAAGTAGTATTTGGGGCCTTTTTGTATTAGAATGTTTGGACAACGATTTTCTCCATTCATTGTTGTTAAACCTTCTTTAACAAATAATTTAGAATTGTCAGCATATAAATAAAAGTATAACCCACCTAAAAAGACAATTATGGCTAATATTCTTACTATATTATTGAATGATGACATTAATATATTATATAATTACATAATATTTCTGCTTCTAGTTTTATTTAGTTATTTATTTGTTTGTATATATTATAACACAATACAATGATTATAATTGAGGCAAACGATGAAGCTAGTGCGCATAAAATTAATAATCATATTGATAATGGAGATGATGTATTTATGCTTATTTATATGGAAGGATGTGGTCCATGTAACGCAGTTCGTCCTGAATGGAAAGAATTACACAGTGCTTTAGGACAACAATATGCGAAAAACAATAAATTGGTTATTGTTGATGTAAATAAAGATTATGCGCATATAATTAAGAAAATTGAGCAACCCAGTGGCTTCCCAACAATTCTCTATGTTTCAAAAAGAGGTGACAAAATAGAGAATTTTGAAGATGCTCCAATTGTAAATAAGACACGTAGTACAGATAGTCTTATTAATTGGATTGAGAGTAATATAACTAAAATGGATGTATCTCCTGGTTCTAGAACGGTTCATGACAGCCCACATACAAAATCACGAGCAAGACAAAATAAAACATATAGAAAAACAAAGGATAAAAAAACAAAAGGTAGAAAAACAAAAGGTAGAAAAACAAAAGGTAGAAAAAACAGAAGAACTATAAATAAAATAGAAAAAATGAGATAATGATCTAATAATTTTATTACAAATATTTAATATAATTATTATATAGTAAATACTATAAAATGTCAACGGTAACTAATGTTTTGAAAGGGATTGGTATTACTGATCACGTTGAAATTACAGTAACTCCTTTACTTCAGTCACTTGTAAATATTATATTATCAATTGGTAAATATGGTCTTATTATTGGAATATCTGCTGGATTAGGTGGATTAGCAGTTGCTGGTATTAATGTTAAAGAAAAAATAGTGCCGAAGGTTATAGAGGCTATAGGTGGTGTTGAAACAACGGCTGAGCAAAAGATTACCAGTGCTGACCCAGGTGCTGTTAAAGACCTTACAGAAGGAGCTGTGAAAATTGAATCCGGTCTTGGTGGTATACTCGGTATGGGTAGTGTACGCGATCCATCTAAAACAAAATTTGACAGCAATCCTCATTTCAATAATGGCGGTGCTCAACCTATTACAGCTGAAGGTAAGCTTATTCCTACTGCAACACCTGTGGATACAAACGCGAAGCAACCTCAAGTTTATGCTGTTGGTGGCAGTAGTAAAAAAACAAAAAGCAAAAGAACAAAATCTACAAAATCCAACAGACATGGAAACCCTAAAAAATGTCAAAGCAAAAAATGTCTTTTCACAAAAGGTGATCAAGTGTATTTAAGTTTCTAAATGTGAAGAAATATGATGAACTATCATTTTATTATTCATTATTTATTATTTTCTTTGAAATAATAAATAGAACCAATAAAAATTGAATTAAAAATAATCTACAAATATACTTATAAAACTACTAAATTAAAATGACAGCATCAATCGCATTAGACAGAACATTTAAATTATTTGAATTCAATGCGTATAATAACAAAAGCCATCAATCGAGTGACGAGGAAGATGAAGATGGAACGAGTTCTTTTAATAAAGACAAAACTACATTTTCAATCCAGATGTTTGGCATCAATGAAGAAGGTGAGAAGGCGTCTATATTAGTTGAAGATTATCAGCCATTCTTCTACTTGAAAGTTGGCAACAACTGGTCTAAAAATACCAAAGAGCAATTTGTTAATCATTTAAAAGCAAAGGTTGGTAAATATTATGAGAATTCGATTACAGAATGCAAGCTTATTGAACGCAAGAAGTTATATGAATTTGACGCAGGTAAATTACATCGATTTATTCAAATCAAGTTTGCGAATGTGCCTGCTTATAACAAGGTGAAGAATTTCTGGTACAAGGATTCGGTCAATGAGGACGGTGAAAGGGAGAGATCGTTGTTGCCACAAGGTTTGTGGTTCAAGGACTGTCATGTGGAGCTATATGAAGCCAATATTCCGCCACTGCTTCGATTCTTCCATTTGCGTGAAATTAGTCCATCGGGTTGGATAGCATTGCCTTGTAAAAAGACAATTGAAATCAAGGGGTCCAATAAGACTACTAGTTGCGACTTTGAATATGTAATTGGCTACAAAAATATTATACCATTGAATGACAAGGAAACTCGGGTTCCTTATAAAATCATGAGTTTTGATATTGAAGCAAGTAGTAGTCATGGTGATTTTCCGGTTCCAATCAAATCATATAAAAAATTAGCAACAAATATTGTTGATTACTTTACAAAGTCTACTGCCATATTAACTTCAGAATCATGTAATATAATTTTATCCAATATGATTAAAACGGCATTTAATCAATCTCCAAATCCAATGCCACAAATAGATCTTGTGTATCCGAAAGGAAAACCATTATCTAGTGCCGAGTTGGAGCCAAAGATTGAAGATTGGTTAAAAACCAAAATTAGAGACAGACAAGTGAACAACGAAGAGCATTTATTGGAATCATTGTTTGAAAACGCAAACAGAGCATTTCTAGTGAAGGAATCCAAAGAAAAGGATGATAACAATGAAGGAGACAACGACGGCTCAGATTCAGATTCTGATGGCGATGACAACATTTTGGAAGAAGATGAACCCAAGTATTATAAAATTGGATCAGGATCCAAGACAGAATCTTATAAGAACAAGCAATCTACTATTGTAGATATATTATGCGACAAGAAATTTGACAGAGAAAGCAAAATCACAGAGTTAATCTTATCATTGCGCAACAATTTTCCGCCTTTGGAAGGCGACAAGGTGACATTTATTGGTTCTACCTTTGTCAAATACGGCGAGAAGGAACCCTACTTAAACCACTGTATTGCTCTGAACTCATGTGACTCGCTGGATGGTGTTGTTCCCAATTCCAAAATAGAAACATACAATACTGAGAAGGAGGTGCTTAATGCGTGGACTGCTCTTGTTCAAAAAGAGAATCCTGATATTGTAATTGGATATAACATATTTAGTTTTGATTATGAATTCATGTTTCGCAGGTCTCAGGAACTAGGCTGTACTGAGGAATTCCTAAGATTGTCAAGGAACAAGGACGAATTATGCGCCACTCTTGATTACAAGACGCAGAAAATCGAAATTGATAAAAGTAGCATTACGCTAGCATCTGGTACATATGATTTATCTATTATTAAAATGAATGGTCGACTTCAAGTAGATATGTTAAATTGGTTCAGAAGAACTGAGAACTTGACATCGTATAAACTGGATTATGTTGGCGGTCATTTTATTGGCGATTATGTGAAAAAGTTGGAACACTTGGAATCTGGTAATACACGTATTTATACCGTTAATATGACTGGATTACAGAAAGATAGTTTCATACATTTTGAAGAGATCAATCATTCATCGGATTATTATAAAGATGGTGCCAAGTTTTGTGTGGCACATGTAAATAAAACAGAAGGTTGGTTCGAAGTGGAAGGGCATGAAAAACCAGAAGCAAAAGCAATCAAATGGGGTCTGGCGAAGGATGATGTGTCGCCAAAGGATATTTTCCGAATGACGAATGAAGGTCCAAGTGCCCGCGCAATTATTGCAAAATACTGTATTCAGGATTGTAATTTGGTACAGCATTTATTTACAAAGGTAGATGTTGTAACAGATCTGGTAGAAATGGCAAAGTTATGTAGTGTACCGATGAGCTTCTTGATATTTAGAGGCCAGGGGATCAAGTTAACCAGTTATGTAGCAAAGAAATGCCGAGAAAAGGGAGTTCTAATGCCAGTGATTAATAAGGGATCTAAGGATGATGGATATGAAGGCGCCATTGTTTTAGAGCCAAAATGCGGACTATATCTAGACACTCCAATTGCGGTTGGCGACTTTGCGTCGCTGTATCCGAGTTCAATGTTGTCAGAGAATTTGTGTCCAAGTAGTAAAGTATGGACAAAAATATACGATTTGGCAGGTAATTTGGTAACAGAAACTGGGCAAAAGATTATTGTAGAATCTGACCAAAAGATTATTGATCAATCTACAGAATATTTATACGACAATCTACCCGGTTACGAATATGTAGATATTCGTTTTGATACATATCGATATTATAGAAAGAATCCAAAAGCTCGCGCCGAAAAAATTCAATCAGGATACAAGTTGTGTCGGTTTGCGCAACCATATAAATCTGAAAAGGACCCTCTAGAATTGGCAATCATGCCTTCCATCCTTCAGGAACTCTTAAAGGCACGCAAGGATACACGCAAACTGATCCCTTTGGAAAAGGATGATTTCATCAAGAACGTGCTAGATAAGCGCCAATTAGCTTATAAAGTGACTGCCAATTCACTATATGGACAGCTGGGTGCCAAAACCAGTACATTTTACGAGCCAGATATTGCGGCATCAACAACAGCAACAGGACGTCTATTGCTGACGTATGCGAAGCGTGTTGTGGAAGAATGTTACGGAGATACGACAGTTGAAAGCAAATATGGTCTTGTAAATACAAAAGCGGAGTATGTATATGGAGATAGTGTCGCAAATTATACACCAGTTTATGTAAAACATAATAATCTGATTGACATATTAACTATTGAAGAATTGGCTGTTAAATATGGCAAAAATAATTGGATAAAATGTTCTGAGCCTGGAAAACAAGACAAGGAATTTTGCGAGCTTGAATGTCTGGAGACATGGACTGAATCTGGCTGGACCAAATTATTTCGAGTAATTAGACATGAGTTGGCGTCTCATAAGAAAATGATGCGGATTTTGACGCATACTGGATGTGTTGATGTAACCGATGATCATTCACTTGTGAAAGCAGATGGAACAGAAATATCACCAAAGGATGTTCAAGTAGGAACCGAGTTGCTACACTATCCGTTCCCAAAAAATGAAACTGAAATTACTTCTGTGTGTATTGAAGAAGCAAAAATATTAGGATTCTTCTTTGGAGACGGAAGTTGTGGAGAGTATAATTGTCCATCTGGAAAAAAAGCTAGTTGGGGTTTGAATAACGCATCGTTATTATTATTAGAATCGTATCAACTATTATGTCAAAATGTATATCCTGAGTTTACCTGGGTAATTATGGACACGATAGAAAGCTCTGGTGTATACAAACTGGTACCAAAGTGTAATAATGAATATGGTAAAATTTCAAATTTTGTAAGAATGTATCGTAAAAATATGTATTATGAAAATAGCAAATCAAAAATAATTCCTGACTTTATATTGAACGCATCAGAAGATATAAAAATAGCATTTTGGGAAGGACTATATGATGCTGATGGAGACAAAAGTAAAAATGTTCGTCTTGATCAGAAAAACCAAATAAGTGCTTCACATATAGCATTCTTGGCATCGAGTATTGGATATGATATATCTATTAACACGCGAGCAGATAAGCCAAATGTTTTTAGAATAAATATGTCAAAGACTAAATTGCGAAGAAACGCTATTACTATTAAAAAAATACATGAACTTGAATATTCTGGATATGTATATGATTTAACAACAGAAAATCATCACTTTGCAGCTGGAATAGGAAATATGATAGTTCATAATACGGATTCAGTATTCTTCACATTCAATCTACAAGACAAAGAAACCGGAGAAAAAATTATTGGCCCCAAGGCACTAGAATTGTCAATTGAAATCGCAAAAGAAGCATGTCATAACGTATCCAAATTCTTAAAACAACCTCATGATTTTGAATACGAGAAGACATTCTTGCCCTTCTGTCTCTTATCAAAGAAACGTTATGTTGGTATATTGTATGAACATGACCCGACAAAAGGTAAGCGAAAGGAAATGGGTATTGTATTAAAACGTCGAGACAATGCTCCTATTGTGAAAGATGTATATGGTGGTGTAATCGACATTTTAATGAAGGAGCGCAATATTAAAAAGGCGATTGAATATGTTGACAAGTGCCTACAAGAATTGGTCGACGGCACGGTACCAGTTGAGAAACTAATCATTACAAAATCACTTCGTTCAGAATACAAAAATCCTCAGCAAATTGCGCACAAGGTATTGGCTGATCGAATTGGGGCAAGAGAGCCTGGTAATAAGCCAACATCTGGTGATCGAGTTCCATTTGTTTACATAGTCAATTCAAATAAGAAAGCATTACAAGGTGAGAAAATAGAGACTCCAACATTTATTAAAGACAATAATTTACAAATAGACTATTCATTTTATATAACAAACCAAATCATGAAGCCACTTTTACAATTATTTGGTCTTGTATTGAATGATATTTGGACAATGCAAAATAAAAGTACCAAGATATCAAAATTTAAGAAGGAAATAGAGGCAGTTAGACATACAATTGAAGATAATAAAAAATATGAGGACAAAATATCCAAGATGAAGGATAAGGAAGTAAAGGCATTAATATTTGACAAGTATTTGAGGGTTACAAATAATGCGAAGGAGGGAAATCAAAGTGTTATGAACTTCTTTACACATTCACAGACAAAAAAATCAAAGTAAATAATACAATGTACAATACACAATACACAATACACAATACACAATACACAATACACAATACACAATACACAATACACAATACACAATACACAATACACAATACACAATACA